CTCCAGTGATTGTCTCACTTATATTAGCGGCACTATCACCACTTACAGTTAAATCACCTGAAATGGTCAGGTCGCCAGATATTGTACCTCCTGCGAGAGAGACGTTTAATCTACTATTAGCAGAATCTAAAGCCGCATTTAAGGCTTCTTGGGATGTGTGAGAGAAAGCATTAACTGCATCTCCCGAAGAATCTAGAAGAACTTTATTTAGAACTTCCTTTGTTGTAAAATCATGTAAACCCATAGTCTACTCCTTTATTCCACCGCCACCGCTATAAAAGCACTTATATTAATGTTACTTTAAGTAAAATCAGAAGGAACTATTGCTCTAGTACCTCCAGTCTTGTCCCTTTTTCTTATGCCATATCTTGACACGGCATCTTTAAATTTTTTCTCATGGCTCATAGATACAACCATTGCGGATTGTGAAACACCTGCATCTGGAGATACACCAGCCTTATCTAAGTACAACCTGTACTTAATATAATCAACTAATGAAAGATGTAAGCTATTATCTAAATCTATATCATCATTGATTGTTCTAACTTTATTAGGTTCACCATAATAGTGAAGCAATATACCATCCGTAACAGACTCTGCTATAGCTCTCCATTCTTTGCGAACAGCAGTTCTTCCGCTACCACTGCTATCAACATTAGTAATTAAGGCGAATCTGTCACCTTGGATATACCATGATGCTGAACTATCTGGGTACTTAATACTACTTGCCATTATTTACTATCCGGTTTCGTTACTGCTGACTCACTCGTAGCATCCATTAATAAGATATTCTTATCTACTAACCTTGGAATTTGCATATAATCACCATCGCTATCCATCAAATCTACCCTGTAAACCTTATTGGCTTCAAGCTTATTCCCGCTAGAATCCTCGGCATCATCACTAATATTATAAAACATCTGGTCAGCAACTGTGCTCATTTTAGCTTGTACTGGTTTTGTACTATACATCCCAACTTCAACTAAACCATCATTCAAAAGATTAATTAAGTAATTTTCAGGAATATCTGGAAATACTTGTTTTACTCTACTTAAAACTTGCTTTACTGATATTTTATGAACAGCCATATTATTAACCTAATGCTTGTAGACCTTTTTCATAGTCAGCCTGTAATTTAGCCTGTTGTTTTTCATACCATTGGTACTCAACAACAAACTGTTGCATTTCAGATGAAAGAGAACTCAAACTTGCCGCAGAAAGCTCTATGTCTTCGTCTGCATGAATATAGTCTCTTACTTTTTCCCACCCCTGAGAACTTGAAGATGATGCGGAATATGAACCATCTTGGTCTGAGTGAACTATAGAACTATTCATACTACCTAAAGTATTTTGCAAAGACTTAACAGCACCATATAAAACAACAAGATGTTCGGCTTCATCTGGGAACACTGCAATAACATCAGCACTATATACCACTGCTGGATACTGAACTTCTGAGTAAGTACATGACCCGCCAGCGGGCAAAACGTCTAACCCATTATTATCTATGTAATAAATTGGGTCAGTAATAGTAGCATAAGACATCTCTTCCGGGTCAGATACTCGACCTTTTTGACTAGCAGGTATTTTTCTACAGGATTGATTAATATCACCATCACTCCTAAATACATTCAATATCTTTCCAGTCGTTAATGTATCAGCACTGCCAGATGTAAATGTTTGAGAAGCGGCACATAAAGGTAAGAGATGTCCGGGTAACTGATTAATAACTTCTTTAGCACCATCTGTAAGAAATTGAGTTAATTGAGCTTCTGTTGGATTAGTTCCAGAGCTAGATATACTCAAATCTGTTAATCCCATTATTTGTGTTTGAAAACTAGCCATTACACACTCGCTACAAAAACTTCAACTGTTATATTTTGGTCTGACCCATCTATAAGTATGCTTTCTAAATCGTTTAAAGATGTTATTATAGTTGCATTTGCGTCACTCAATCCAATACCATCGTGTACTGTACCCATCATAAAACTTTTACCAGCTTCTAATAATATTGAACTTGACATATTGGCAGTACCGCCCTCTGCTCCAGCTACTTGCAAAGAAAGATTGCAGGGATTACTAGATTCTAAATTTGTAACCCTTATATATTTAACATTCTCTAAGTCAAGTGCGTTATCTGATGTGTTTGTAGCTGTTTGAAATGTAGCTATTGTTGCATCAGCACTCCCCGGACAAACAACCATTCTTTTATATACTTCATTAATACCTGTAATTTCCAAGACTCTTTTAGAGCCATAATCTTGATTATCAAGTATAATATCTTCTTGTATCTTTACTTTTAATGTAGCCATTATTTACCCCAGCTTTTTTTTGCTACTATTTTAGATTTTTTACTTAATCCACCAAAATGGAATAACTTTTGAGATGACTTAGAATGTGTTTTCCCGCTATGCAACTGACCATTTGGCATTTTATGCATTTCACTTTCCCAAGCTTTTCCCTGCTTTGTATAATGTTTTACGCCTTTCATACTCTACCACTTTACCTTATCAGCCCAATAAGCCGCTGACGTTTTACCTTTTGCTATATTTTTACCATGTCTTGCTTTAAATGATTTTCGCCTATTTTTTTGTTTTTGAGATTCTCCGTCTTTAGGTTTACCCGCTGTCCTTACTCCCTGTTGTCCAAAACGTATAGTTTTTATCACAGAACCAGCCTTAGCAACAACAACATGGGACTTTGTTTTATGACCGGGAGTTCTCTTAGGCTTATTAAAACCTGAAACACCAGCACGTTTCAATCTCGAATCTTTTTTCTTAGGCATATCTCAATTTTTTATTTCTTTGGTTTATATCTTCATCAATCGTAGTTGTTGAAAACTCAATATCAGTCCTTTTGCCAATTTCACTTCTCATATAGAGATTGGTAGTGAATTTAGATTCAGATGTTTTTTTACCGCAACTACGGCAATAAAACCATTGGTCTGGGTTAGGGCTTTCACAACTGACACATTTCATATTCAATCCTTTGGATTTCGGGGTGAGCCCTTTATACGACCCACCCCACAGTTCCACACTGTTATCTTTATTTAATTAAGATTATTAGCTAAAAGCAATCGTAGCTGTTGCTCCAGTACCTTTTAAAGCACCAGAAACTTTTACGAGCCATTCACCATGATTCTTGCAATAGAGCATGAAAGAACTACCAACTTGCCCCCAACCGCCATTTGTAGCCGCTGGTGTTATTACAATAACACTGTCTGCCGCAACTGATACATCTTGTTGGGCTGGTATTCCAGTTCCAATATGAACCTCTTGATAAGGTTCATATGTATCGCCACTTGCCGCAGTGATTGTCATAGCATTTGCCGCATCTGCATCACCTGTTTGAGTCCAAGCAATAAATACGCCCGGTTCAGCACTTGGTAACACGATTGCAGAAGTTGCATCAGATGTCCATGCAGAAACATACTCGTAGTTTTTTACAAGCGTAATTCCAGCATCAACAGTGGCATCATTGACAGATAGCGATGTTAACTCACCACTTCTGACTAAATCCTGCCATCTACCTGAAGCAAAAGCCATATCTTTAGCATTTACAACAAAATCAAAATTGCCATAATTGCTACTATTGTTGTTTAGTTTATCACTTCGCATTAGGAAACTCCTTCTAAGTTAATAAGTGCATGAGTTTCAGGAAGAGTAACTTCAAGACCTGCTTCTGTAAGAATCATGTCTTTACGCAAATCTTCATCCGCTTGTTGCACATTAGTAGTAATAGAAGTATCACGATTCACGCCATTACCAACAAGTGGTCGGTATGAAACATGCTCAAGGTCAACTAAAGCCAAAAAGCCAGCAGAAAATCCTCTAAACAATGGTTCTTTAACTAATGTTAAATCTCCATGAATAGTCTCAATCTTCATTACTTTATGCCCAAAACTGCCCTGAGATTCAGAGATATTATACCTTGACTGATTAGTGATACTTGCCTCAATAAAGCCAGCACCCATCTTATTAAAATAAGATATTACCGGTAATGATGCTAACCCTAACTTAGAAGATGAACCACCCCTTGCAGGGTCGTACATTACTTCAAAGTCAGTAAGCAAGTCATCATATGTCCATTGAGCGGCTGTGTTAGACTTGTAATAAGATTTATCTTCAGTATATGACATTTGACCGCCACCAGCTTCTGCTGTTGAATTTCTTATTATTTGCCCAACTACACCATCAGTGTATTGAATACCACCTTGAGTTGCCTGTTGTCCGAAAAGCATAGAACGCTCAATATCTACTTTATGCTCACGCAATTTCAGATTCCAAAGACGTTGCCATTCATCAGCATAGCCACGATAAACTGTAGCACGTGCTGTGTTTGACATCTCACAAGCGGTTTTAAAGATTTGAGTATATCCAAATCCATTTTCCATTTCTTGCGACCATACATCTGGAGCTCCCGAACCTTCTGCGAAAGAAGTTCCAATTACTGTGCATTGAGCATTGTCAGCAACTGTCATTGCCGAACCACCTACTGTCGAAACAGATGTGACATTACAAGTTGACTGTGTTGTATTTGAAGTGTGGTCTACACTATTGATTCTAATATTACCAAATGAAGGTAAACTACCTTCTGCGGCACCAGTTGCCAATAAAGACACTGAAACGACCATTCCCGGTACTAACCAAGTAACTGCCGCACCACTAGATGTATCAAAGATTAAGTTCATGCTACTGTCTTCAGCAACAAGAGTATCTCCGCCTTTAGATAAGAAACTTCTATCTGCTATTGATATTTTAGTCCTATCTTCCAAGTACCGAAATTGTGAATCAGTAGTTGGAACCTTTCCTACTTTTGACAAGTATACAAAGAATGGAGACTCTTCTGGTGCTAATTCAGCAATTCTATCACTAAAATCGTATAACCTACGTGATGGAATCGTACTGTCAATAACTGCACCCGGAGTACCAAATTTTACTTGTCCACTATTATAAGTAGCCATTTTTTTCTCCTAAGTTTATTTATAACACATTACTACGACCTCCGGCACCCATGATAGAATCCCACATTTTATCAGCATCATTTTTAGTTTTAGCTGGTTGTCCTTGTAGAACTCCGGCAGAGCGAGGAGCGTCCTGTGCGGCTCTTACCGCACTTACGGTATCAGTATTTGTTTGACCAACCCCACTGACATCACGATACAATTTCACAAGATTATTAATTCCAACGGCTTCCTTAGGCTGTGTGGTAAACTCAAGAAAACCCTTAATCTCAGTATCTGACATTTTAAAGTTATTCCTTAATTCATTCACGGTATTATTCAAATGCATTTCTGTTTGCATCTGAGCCTGTTGTTTAGCCGCCTGTTTTGACACTCTTTCATTAACCATGCTTTCTATTCTATTTTTAACATGTTGACTGGAAGCAGAATTATCTTCTGTAAATGCATCCCAAGGGTTAAATTCGTCTTTGCCTATACCGGGCGATGATTCTTGTGTACCTTGCGGTTGAGAAATACCAGCTTGTAATGTTTTAACTAAATCAGGTCTCGACTCTAAAAGATTCACCAAAGGCTCATATTTTTTCAAATCCTGTAATTCCGCTTGTGAGCGGTCATACATAGATTGAAATTTCCTAGACTCTGACTCTTCTTCTACAATCAAGGCTTCATTAGCGACATCGGCAACCTGTTCTTCAGATTGCTCAAACATGGCTTGCTCCGCAGATAGACTTTCATCTCCATACGCTGTAGCTTCGACATTCGCCTCATTTTGTTCAAAAGATTCCATTTTTTACTCCTTTAAGATGTCTCTAAGCTTTTAGAGTAGAACCAGTTGCCTTATCAGCCTCACGGTTGATACGGTTCGCCAATTTCTCTACTTCGAGCTTCACCTCAGTTTCAAGTTTATTACGTTGTACTCTTCTATCCGCTTTAGAATCGGAATTAACTCCTGAAAGCCTTGATTTGAACTTCTCAACTTCCACTCGTTTCCTATCCTGTACGGATTCTCTTTGGGCTGTTTGCAAGTCTCCCTGCAAATTCTGTAACTGACCATTTAAGGCTTGTATCTGTGACATCATCTGTTCTTTTTCATCTGTGCGTCTCATGATACCCTCTTTGTCAAAAATCTCTGGGTTCTTTTTTAGAACCTCGTACTTATCCACAATACCTAGTTGGAACGCCTCTAAATATACATTAAGCTCTGCCCATTTATTAGTTGGCATAGTAGAGCCCGGCTCAACCCTTATATCGTGCTGTTCTATATTGTACTTTTCTTTTTTAATATCAACCACAGAACCAGATACGTCTGTATAAAAATTAACCATAACGTCAGTTTGGTCATTGTTTGGTTGTGCTAATCTAAACATCTTCTTATAACTATAGTGACCTTTAGATAAATTGTAAATTACTTTCCCAAGTCTATTAACAGAAAATTCTATATCCCTAAGCTTTGACTTAGGTCTTTCACTGCCTAAGGCTATCATTTGCTCAGTACCCCTAACTGTA